TCTCGGGCTCATCCCCGCAGCGACTAGCGTTGTCTCGGCCTGATCTGGGGTAATCTGAGATTCTGCCCAGCGCTGCCATACTTGGATGCGCTCGATATATTGCGCGGCCTGAGTCTTTAAGAATTTGCCGAATATCTCAGGGTTATACCCTGAAGTATGACGGCGTTTTTCCGTATCGAAATTAGATAGGACCATACCATTAAGACAGACTAAATCGACGGCGCCAGCTTGTAATATTACGGGAGTTCTGCCAGAGAATGAATTCACCACCGAGACGCGGAAATTTAAAACAGTCTCGGCTATATGGTTACCCGCTAGGCTCCTGATCATTTGCTTAATAGGCTGGGCAGCATTCGGGAATTCATAGGTGAATTTTGTAAATGCCCCGTTGCTGCTGGTGGTCTCTTTTAACTTTATATTTTGTAAATAGTTGCGCGGCAATACATTTTCGCAGGCCTCAGCAACCACCGATTGCAAACCCTGATTTTGTGCAATTCCGTATGATTTACCAACCACGCCTAGCACGTCGTCGTTATCAGTTCGGACCACTGCCCGCCCTATGCTTTCATCAATCTTTTTAGCTCGGCCATCAACCGGCGCATAAATAGGTCTAAACTCGGCATTAAATGCTGTCTCGTTTAGTGCTGGGAATGTGGGCCCCTGCTGCTGAGTCTCAGCTGCGGCGCTGGTGAAGTTTATTACATTAGAATGAATATTCATTTTTGTTGATCCTTTTTTTTGGTTTGGTTAAATGCGCCAGCAAGTGCCAGCGCTGGGCCGATTATACTATGGCTTATATAAGTAATACAACCCCCAGCTATTACCCTGTACTGGGGGCCTTTGGTCTTTTAACTAAATAGCCAAACTATCAGCCGAATAATTAAGTACCAAAAAACCAGATAACCGAGCGCTATATATAGGGGCTTCATATTGTGGCCCCAGTGCTGGCGATTAGATCGGCTTTTTTAGTGCTCGGGCCATGGGCAGGAAATCCGACTATCGAGTTTCGATGCCAGTTCTGACACAACCCGCAATCTCTGCAATTTGTATCCATAAAAGTAGCTGGGCAAATGGCTATTTTATTACCTCTTGGGGTTTTGTTTGGTAGTGCTTTAATTCGGCGCCTAAAAACCTGCATTGTTTCCAGCCATTCTGTCCCCTTATGGCGCCGTCCATATTCGGCGGGTAATACTGATACCACGGGCCCGGCTTTGGTGCGGGCCAATTGGTCCGCGTGATCTAAGTTATTACCAGATAGATTGATAGTGAATCCGGCAGCATTTGCTGCTGCGATATGCTCGGCATTGTCTCCCGCTGTCGGATCATAGTGCGTGAAAGTGAAACCACGACGCCCGGTGTTTGCTTCTGCCAATTGCGCCAGCTGCTTAGAGTCGATCAATTCCGCATTTTCGGCGCTGGGGGGTAAATCCCCAACCTGATTATGGCGCCATAGTTGGTCGGGTTTAATTGCTTTTATTGATTCTAGGAAATCGGACCAGCTACCCCCAGCCCGGCCCTCGGTAACTTTTTTCCAGTGCCAATTAAGGGGCCCGGCATCACCATAGCATCCATGCTTTTTTAATGGGCAGGAATCCGGGCAAGTTTTGGCGCTGGATGTTGAAACGGGAATTGGTCCGGTTTTTTTATTTCGGCTTTTTACTGATAAATGAAAATTCATTTTTGTTGATCCTTTTTGAGTTTAGTTTGAGCAGTTGGTTAGACTGCCCCCCCCATTATGGCTATATATAAGTAATTTACAATGGCCCTTAGCTATTTAATCAAATCGACCCCTACCCATTTTTTTCTATGTTGCTATGTTATAGGCCCCTAGCTAATTAATGTATTGCTATCGGTATAGAAGCCCCTATAAATGATTTGACGCGCAGGAGATTCTTTCTGCCGTAATTCGGAGCATCCAATTGAAAAATAACAAGCCAATAACAATGGACAGACAGGAAGCCATATCCCTAATCTACGCCCTTTCAGATGCGTTAAGGGGTGATACAAAGGTTCAGCTCATATGCACTTCATCAGGGGAGATTGAGACGATACCCCTATTAAACGATGAGGTCTGCACTGAGGGCATCTTCATGGATATCTAAAAGATGTACCAGATGGTTTGGGCGGTTTGTTAATTCAAGCCGTCTTTTTTTATTTGACGCGCAGGATAAAAAAATCCCCCCAAGCCGTTAAGCAAGGAGGGATTTTGGTGTTGGCGGGAGGAACCAACAGGAGTCACAAATGTTGGGGTGGGTCGGAAACAACACTTGTTATGCGCATACTAACATAGTGACTTAGTAAGTCAACACTTGACACAACAAAGACCCTTAGTTAATCTCGTCGGACACATAACCTACGGGAGTAGAATACATGAAGTTTATTAAAGAAGATTATACAAAGGGTAGAAAAGTATGGCGCTTTGTTCCTAAAAAGTATCTTAGAGATGCTCTTGGCGTCTCTGGGACCACTTTCACATGCGAACATGAGGCAAAAGCCTACTCACACCACATCCAGCAAGAGCTCGAAGACCACAAAAGGCGTTTAGCTGACAATATTGCTATACCTGACCGCACTGTGGATGGCTTGATAGCCTACTACTTCACAACCTCAGAGTTTAAGGATTTAGCAGAGAATTCTAAGACACATTACCGCCTAGTATTACGGACTGCGTCAGAACATGCCCTGACTTCTAGTACAAGTAGCGGTTCCCCCTTTGGTGGCATGCTCTACCGAAGCATAACATCAGCCCATGCTGACAAATTGAAGCAACAAATTGAAGAGAAAGTATCCAAACACCGTGCAACTCATAGCATGAAGGCTCTGAGACGTGTGTGGTACGTTGGAATGCGGCACGGTAAGGGAATAAGTACCAATCCTTTCTTCAAAATGGGCCTAAAAGCCCTCAAAAGACGCACAAAACGCTGGACACAGCCTGAAATTACTAAATTTATGCATCAAGCTGATGAAATGGGGTACTGGGGGCTCGGTACCATGGTCCTTTTATGCCATCACCTATGCCAAAGACCGGGTGACATGAGACAACTTCGTTGGTCAGACTATCAAAATGGTGTTTTCACTTTCGTACAAGAGAAGACGGGGACCAAGGTAGCCATACCAGAGACACAAGCCATAAGAGAGCGACTAGACTCAGCTCCGCGATCTAAGAAGACAGATACCATCGTGTTTTATCGTGGTACAGGGATGGCGTATGATCGTAGGCTATACTCTAAGCATGCCGCAAAAGTCAGAAAGGTTGCTGGGATAGATGAGAGCCTGTTTATGTCTGACCTACGGCGAACAGGTGCTACCGAAATGGCTAACGCAGGATGTACTGACGACGAAATGAGATCGGTTACTGGACACAAGTCTAGAGACGTTCTGGGCATCTACCTGATTCTCGATGAGACGACATCTAGCCAAGCCATGAACAAAAGATTCGCCTAACTTCCCTATTTTTGGGAGTAAATTGGAAGCGAAGTGAAAATAAATTATTTTTATCTAATTAAATCAGTAAGTTGGTTGCGGGAGTAGGATTTGAACCTACGACCTTCAGGTTGTGCTGATCTACAATGATATCAATAGCTTAACTCCTTACTTTGCTTCTAGCGTCATAACTAAGACCCTTAAATAAGGGTAGACACAATGTAATTTGTAAGGTACCCTCGCGTTGTCTGCTGCGGGGGGCTCCAATACATAAACGGGAGACAGCATGATAGATTCTAAACCAGTTATAGATATACAATTAGAGCCAATTGAAGTGGCTATACGCCGTGAGCGTAACAAGATTCAGGATATTGAGTTTGATACGGGCGTAATGCCTAGTACTTGGCTGATCGAGTACATGGCTATGGAGAGGGCTAGAGGTGTTACCTCATGGCCCATCAATCTCTAATGGCATATCGGGATCAGTTAGTCACTGTACAAAGACTTCAGATAATGAGTGGAGAGACGCGCAGAGTAGATTGCCCCTTCTGTGGCGGGCGTAAGACTCTAAGCGTCACTAAATCAGATGGTACCTTGCTGTGGAATTGCTTTCGAGCCAGCTGTGATGCAGTAGGTAAAAAGGCAGTAGGTAGAAATAATGGCGAGATCAAAGAGTACCTCGGACGCGCTACCTCACAAAGAGTTAGAAGGCTACCTAGAATGCCTCAGATTGTATCTGATGTAAGAAGCCATCCCGAAGCACTGCAATACCTCAAAGATAATCACTGCGAACAAGCCTACATGGACCGAGCTATTACTGTTAGGTACGAGCCCACCCAGCGCCGTGTTCTGTTCTATAGTAGCAACCAGATGGGTTGTGTCGGTAGATGCATGGATAAATCAGTTAAGCCTAAGTGGCGTAGCTATGGTGAGTTCACCAGTCTATTGGAAGTAGGGACTGCCCCCACTGCTGTGCTAGTAGAAGATGCAGCGAGTGCCTGTGCTGTGTATGCCACTGGTAAGTACACAGGGATTGCCCTTTTAGGTACGAGTTTAACTTTGCGACAAAGAAACCTACTACAAAATTACAGCAGAGTTATTGTATGCCTTGACAAAGATGCATCAAAAAAGTCATTAACTATCCGTGGGCAGCTAAGAGGCTCTGTTGATACCAGTGTCAAGTTCTTAGCAAGGGACCTTAAATATCTGACCGAGGAACAAATAGAAGGGGTCTTAAAATGAAGGTTAGAGCCATACTTTTAATTGATCTAGATATAGATGGATCATTTAAAGAGGTTGCGGAAGAGCAGGTGAGGATAGAAGCAATTTTAGAGGACTATAAAAAATCTACTCCAAATTGTGTCGGAACCACTATGGATATTAAAGAGCGTAGGGGGGTGGGATTGCCCGACCTGAGTAAGCTCAAGCTTAAAGGCAAATGAATTGAAAGGCTCCTTACAGGGGCCTTTTTTATGTCTACATTTGAAACTTCTATCAACATATTTAGTAAGAACCCTTAACGAGGGGTTCTAATAAGTAATTACGTCTGATATCATCCCCTCTCAATCAATGAGATGAGGGAGGTATTGTGGACAATATCCTTTTGAATAAACTACTAAGCTATGAATTTTATAGCGCAAATAAAACTAGACTAAAGAACACCTTGTTTGAGAATGAAGCCCGCGATCTCTACATGACTATCGCCACGGCACATGACAAATATGAGAGAGACATCTCTCCCGCAGAACTATCAATCTTGTATGACAATGCATTCCCCATAGCCACTGACGCTTACAGGTCAGGTGTTAAGACAGCTATCCAGAACATAGTATCATCAGAAGATGTTGCAGATGATGTGGCCACTGATGTTATCTCTGGGCTCTGGCAACGGGCGGCAGGCACCACAATAGCCAATCTAGGCTTAGAGGTTAGTGAAGGTAACCCAGAGGCCTTCGCAACCTTATCTGCTCTACTTGACCAATACCGTGAAGGGTTTACCCCAGATGTTAAGTACGACTTCACCACGTCCGATACTCAAGCACTGCTGGAGACAGCATCCGATGCTTCCCGCTGGAAGTTTAACCTAAAGCCCCTGCATGAGAAGGTCTATGGCATAGGCCCGGCTGAGTTTGCTTCTATCTTCGCCACCCCCAATGTGGGTAAGACAGCCATGATGGTCACCTTGTGCTTCGGTCCTGATGGATTCGCAGATCAAGGGGCCCGTGTTCTTTATGTGGTCAATGAAGAAAAGTCAGAGCGCACCAAGCTACGAGCTCAGATGTGTCGGTCTGGTATGACCCTTGAGGAGATAGAGCTAAACCCTGAGAAGGCTTACCGCAAATGGCAGGAGATAGATGATAAGGTCTTCATGCTGGATATCCACGAGTACACATTGGATCAGCTCAAGGGTGTTGCTGAATTTGTTAAGCCTGATGTGATCGTCATAGACCAAGGAGACAAGCTAAACATCTCTGGTCAGTTTGGGGCCTCACATGAGAGGCTACGGGAGCTGTTTAGGTCACTTAGAGAGTTCAGTAAGAAAGCTAACGCCGCAGTCATCACAATGTCGCAGGCGTCCAATGAGGCTAGGGGCAAGACTCGGCTATCCCCCTTTGAGATGGAGGGTAGCAAGATTGGCAAGAGCGCTGAGCTTGATCTGATCATAGGTATTGGCGCCCTAGAATCTGACGGTGAGCCCGACATGACCAGATACCTCACCATCGGTAAGAACAAGCTTAACGGCTATCACGGCACTGTAACGTGCTTCTTACAAGGGGAGATCAGTAGATATGTGGTTTAACAGAGTTTGCGTATTTGACCTAGAGTGTGGCACTAGCCGTGTCGGAGAAAACAATACTCGGGACAACAGCCCGTTTAACCCATCCAACATGCTAGTCAGCATCCACTGGAAAGTTCTACGGGATATTACTAACCCTGAGATGCTAAGAGAAGACCTAGCCTCTCCAGTACTTACTCATCTGGTCTACCATGATGAGCTACCCGAGGAGAGTAGAGGAAAGTATCCTAAGCAGTTTGTCGATGATATGAACAGCAGTGAAGTTTGTGTTGCCCACAACCTAAAGTTTGACGCCAACTGGTTGCGCAGTATCAACATTGAAATGCCTGAGCATGGCTGGTGTACGATGATTGGTGAGTACATCCTAGCTCGAGGTAACCATGTAGAGAAGTCTCTCAAGGCTACAGCTGACAGAAGAGATGTGACGCGCAAGAAGTCCGACCTTATCGATGCAGAGTTTAAGGCAGGCAAAGAGTTCTATCAGATAGAGCTGGCTAAGGTAGTTGAGTATGCCGAGGCTGACGTTCAGTCGTGCGCTGAGATATTCATAGCCCAGATAGAGGACTTGCAAGAAGAGAAGAACAAAGGTCTGTTGTCTACCTTCAAGCTTATGAATGAGATGCTCTTCTTCCTTTGCGAGATTGAGTATAACGGCATCCACATCGATAAGGACATACTCCTAGAAGTAGGTGATGCCTACCGAGCTGAGAAAAAGGACATCAAGGCTAAGTTAGAAGAGATCGTTCAAGACGTTATGGGCGACACCCCGATTAATCTAAACTCAGGTGCAGACCTGTCGATGGTGATCTACTCACGCAAGCTGGAGAAGAAAGAACACTGGAAGGACATAATGAACATTGGGACAGACTGGCGTGGTAAGCCTCTGTACCCACCTCGTATGTCTGCATCTAAGTTTAACCAACAGGTTAGATTTAGCACCAAGGTTGTCAAGCGAACAGTAGCGCAACACTGTCACACCTGTAACGGTACGGGCTATATACGCAAGACTAAGAAGGATGGTACCCCATACAAGAATCATAGCCCCTGCCCAGATTGCAAGAAGGTTGGAGCAACCTACCAAGAGACAGGTACTGTAGCTGGATTGAAGATGATACCCGCAGGCGTTGCTGATGCCAGTGTGCATGGATTCAAGACTGACAAAATGACGCTACAACGGCTTGTAGGTCAGGCCCAAGATAAAGACAATCTTGTAGCCGTGGACTTCCTTCAGAAAATGATCCGATTGAATGCAATCAATACTTATCTTGATAGTTTTGTAACTGGCATTGATACTTGGACGCGCAGTGATGGTCTTCTACACGCTAACTTCAATCAGGCAATCACTAGGACAGGTAGGTTGTCCTCAAGCCAGCCTAACTTCCAAAATCAGCCTAAAGGCAACAAGTTCCCTGTGCGCAAGGCGATACGGTCACGCTTTGAAGACGGCTGGATTTATGAAGTTGACTTCAGTGGCCTAGAGTTTCGCGTGGCTGGTGAGCTAAGTGGCGATGAGCAGATAATATCTGACATCCTGAATGGCAAAGATGTACACAAACAGACTGCCATGATTATTAATCAGTGTAGTAAAGAAGAAGTCACTAAGGAGATGCGTCAGCAAGCTAAGGCGTACACTTTTGGGCCCCTGTTTGGGGGACGAGGAGCTGGTGAGCCCAAGCATATCCAACACTACTTTGATGAGTTCTTTAATATCTATAGTGGTCTGGCTGACTGGCATAAGACACTCTTTTCAGGGGTCTTAGATAATGGATTAGTTAAGATACCTAGTGGCAGGGAGTATTATTTTCCCGGAGCCAAACGAATAGCTAATGGGCGTATTACAAACGCTACTGCGGTGATGAATTATCCGGTACAGGGCTGGGCGACTGGTTGCATTGTACCTTTGAGTTGCGTGAGAGCCCTACGCCGTTTTAAGGCAGAAGGACTGCGCTCTAAACTTATTTGTAGCGTCCATGACAGTATAGTGTGTGACGTTGCCCCCGAAGAGGTGGAGCCTGTTAAGGCCGCTCTCGTATGGGCGATGGCTGGCGTAGTCGATGAGGCTAAAGAACGCTGGGACCATGACTTCCGACTGCCGCTTGATGTTGAAGTATCTCGAGGCAGAGACTGGATGGCGCAGGAAGAAATACCCCTTGACTAGGGGTGTTATCAAACGCTATCCTAAACACCCTAACTAAATACCATTGAGGTAAATAATATGAGTAGTACAGAAATATCAGCTGTAGATCAAAGTGAAGTAGCAATGCTTCTAGGCGCCCTTCAGGGGAACACTTCTGAAGACACAATAAAAGTACCGTTTCTGAAGGTGCAGTACGAGCCAGAGGACAAGCAGGGCCGTGACGTTAAGCGGGGTACATTCCTGCTAAGCGACTCTGAAACTCCAGTGTATGCAACGACTGCAAAGATTCGTGTATTGGCACAACACTTTCAATATCGAGAGTCTGATCCCCAGACGTACAAGATTGTGAACAAGACGGTCCTGATGGATGATATGCGCAAGCGTGAGCCGCGTGATATGAAAGGTGGCATGCGTTGTGGCCGCCCTGATGCCAAGACTCTTCGCCAGCTATCTGATGAAGACCAGCAAATGTGGCGTAAGCGCGTTCAGGCATTCCGTATCTTACGGGGTATCGTGACCATGGAAGGCGTTAATGCTGATGGTGAGAAG